ATCGTGACATACTTCATCAGGAAGATTGAATATGGCAGAACCATAAGCGTCTTGCTCTAGTTCAATACCTTTATAGAAAAAATTGGCTACCATGTTAGATACTCTTAATAGTCTAATTCGTCAATACTCTAACTCTAGTTTTCCTCTGGACATTAATCCATTGCATAACCAGACCAGTGCATCAACACAATCGTCATGAGAACTGACCCCGAAATTGACGATTTCATCTGTTAATGCTTGGAATTTACGATATTTATTAAATAATATCTTATGTTGCTCAAATAAGCCCATAATTCCTCTAAATCTGGCAACTTTATCTCCTCTGAATCCTTTTACCGGATGCCAGAGTAGATTGTAAAGTCCCTGCTCTTCTAAACAAATACGTTTAAAGTCAGCTTCTAATGATGCTTGATAAGCTACAGCTTCAGACCAGATGTCTACACTACTACCAGTTGGAAAGTATTTATCTTGATCTTTATGAACTATCCCCCATTCCATCATCATTTCCATAATGGCTTCTAGTTTTTCTACATTACCCATTATCCTTAGTCGTTTACAGTCAATAATGTAGATCTTATCTCCTACTCGACCACCCATAACAAAAACTGTATAGTCATTTCTTTCTCTAATACCAGCTGATAAATCAACTCCCACACCTAAACAATCAAACTGTGTTGGTATCTGACCTTTAATAATTAGATCAGGTGAGACAGACATATCACTTGTTCTTACTACTTGATTTTGATATTGGAAACTAAAACTTATTGGTGATTGCCTTCTACGATCATTAAGATATTCAAGTGACCACATCTCTGGCCAGTATGATTTCTCATCACCATGTTCATCAACAGTTACTGCTGATTGAATTATCTGTATCCAATCATTGTCAGGAATAAAAGTAGTTTGATGTATATCATCATGTCTAAATCTTGTACCAAGACATATAGCTCTACCACCTTCAAACATAGTTGGAACAATAACTGAGTTCCAGTTATCTTCCATAGCTACACGAATATCTCTGTTCTTGATATCATCAGCTGATTTTATAGCATCATCAATGATACATAGATGTGAACGCTTTGATGTAACAGCACCTTTTAATCCTGCACAACATAAACTAAATTCTTCTTCACCAGTTGATCTTATACCTGCAAATTTCCAATCAATACTCCAATACTCATTAGAGTTTATTCCTTTGGCAATTTTCACCATAGGAAATATTTCTCTATAGATTTTACTATCTTCAATAATTCTTTTTATTGCTGCACTCTTTGGTCTGGCAACATCAACAGTGTATGAAATATATAAGATCTTTAATGGTTTACGATTAAGTGCATGTACACCAATTGCCCAGGCTGTAAATAAACCTAGCACTGTGGATTTAGCTGATCCTCTTGGTGCAAGTATATCTACATTTGGTCCAGCAATATTAATTAAACACTCACTATCTTGATGTGTATATAGATGTTCATGCCATAACTTCATGTGTTCTGCAGGAGGTTTATCTCCTACAACATCACAGAAATATGCAAAGTCTGATCGAGCTTTATCGATATCAACTGA